TAACTGTCTTCTCGTTTCCTATGAAATCTCCTAGTGGTGCTATCACTAGAACTGAGATGAGTGCAATAGAGCAACTAGAGTTGTGGAAAATATATGCACTTTACTGGTGTGAACACAAACCATCTGTTACTATTTCTGTAAAGGAAGAAGAGTGGATGAAAGTGGGTACTTGGCTATATGATAATTTTGATATTGCTTCTGGTGTATCATTCTTACCATTTGCTGATCACACTTACCAACAAGCACCTTATCAAGACATTGATGCAGACGAATACCTAGAATGGAGTGGTCGTGTACCATCTTCACTTGACTGGGAGAAGTTTTCAATGTATGAAAAGGAAGACAATACGAGTGGTACTAGAGAATTAGCTTGCACTGCAGATGCCTGCGAAGTTGTAGACTTGAGTTCAAGCTGATGATTGAAATACCGATTAGCGAAGATTATATGCGTCATGCGAGGGAAAAGGCTTCTTCTGTTGGCATACTGCAGGGAAGTATTACAGGTGGCACTAGCAATATAGTAGGTGCGATAGGCGAGATAATTGTAGCTGATACCATTGGGGCAACTGAAGCGAACACAGTTAATTATGATTTAGTAAAAGACGGAAACCGAATTGATGTAAAAACCAAACGGTGTAATACTAGACCACAACCAAACTATGATTGCTCAGTTGCATCTCATGGAACTAAGCAGGACTGTGACAGTTATGTGTTCGTGAGGATACTGACTGATCTCAGTAAGGCTTGGATTCTAGGTAGCATACCAAAGAAGAAATACTACGAAGAAGCTACCAGATACAAGAAGGGTCAAGTCGATCCAAGCAACGGTTTTACGTTTAGAACCGATTGTTATAATCTACCAATAAGTAATTTAGAGCCGATCAATGAAATCAAAAGTCAAAGCAAAACTATTCTCGATTGAAGCGTTCCTGACTAGGGATGGTAATGTCGAGGTACTCTACGATGTAGTAAACCACGATGAGTTCGAGAGGACTATGAACATGGGGTTACCAATGTACGAGGGAACTACAAAGGTAACCCAATTCATAAAGTTTCTTGAGTCCAAAGCTAAAGAGATAATGGACAAGTCGGGCGGGTATCTGTGATGCAATGGTGGGAAGTGTGGCTAGTTGTAGCCATAACAATAAACACCACTATCAACACGATAGTATTCTTTAAGGGTCGTAAGATATCCAGACAAAGGGATAAGCCTACTTCCTCATCATCTTAAAGTCTTTACCAGATATTTTACCATCTTTGTTTTTGTCTAACTTAGCTTGACCACCATACATCATACCCATGCTGAACTTCTTCTTCTCAGTCATGCTACCCATAGGGTTCATCATACCTGATTGACCAGCAGATGATTTTCTGTTTTGATCAGCCAATCCTCCCATGTTCATTTTCTTCTTAGTCATGCCACCATACATCATAGGCTTTCGCATTGTTGCTCCGCCACCGTACATCATTCCTTGTCGTGGTCCGTTGTAATAAGTCTTCATTGTCTTCTCTCCTTAGTTATTGAAATTTTGAATAGTCGTATACTGGAAGTCCACTTAATTGTTTTCCAGATTTCATTCGGTCTTCTACTGCTATAGCTTGTGAAGCATAGGCGTTTATAGCTATAGCTTGAAAGATTTCCTTTAGCCTTAATTCTTTTTGTTCAGTAAATTTCTTTCCGTCTACTATTAATTCTGCTAGGATACTTGCAACTTCAGTGTCCATTATCATTTCTTTTAACATACGATGTTCAGCCATTCTTATGTTCTGAATGATAGCTTCTGTACCCACGTACTTAGGACTTACAACTCCTCTGCTTATAGAATAGAAACGACTTATATAACTTTCAATAGACAACCCTCTAGGTTCTCCTGTGAATTTTAAATCCCCTCTTCTTTGAGCCATCTTTTTTCTGTTAGCCATAAAAGTGCTAATTCTTGTAAGATTATCTACGTGGTCTTTATCTAAGTACCCAGATTTTAACAAGTTTGCTAATGCAGGAGAGTCTCCACTTAGTAAATCATTTAAAGCTGTACCATCAAAGTTAGTATCTGCCATAGCGGCAAAACCTTTGTCGCCTACTTTTGGGGCTATAGATGTAGCACCAGTAGGTCTAATAACTAACGCAGATATATGACTTGATACCATCTCTTTTACGTAGCTATCAAATTCAGAGGGGGTCATAGTAGGGTTTTTTCCAGTAGTAGTAAGAACTTTTAATCCTTTTAATTCTGCAGCACCCCCTGCAGTAACTACATACTTTTCAAAAAAAGCTTGGTTAGTAGGGACTTCAGCTAAATTTTGAAGTTTCTTTATGGACTCACCACTTTTTCTCATGGCTGTGTATACCACTTCACCATCTTTTCTTAACCTTTTATTAAAAGGTATCATTGTTTCATCCACTTTAGCTTTTACTCTAGCATCTCTTTTTATTCTGCTAGGTAAATCAGTAAGTGCGTTCATAGAATGTTCGTGACGAAATGCCGATACAATGTCTTCACCTTGTTCTGAACTATTAAATAGATTTTTAGTTTTTAGTGACAGATTATCTATGGCATCTACTAATTTTTTAGGATCAGTAATAGTTTCTTGTAACCTAGCCACTTCTCTTTCAAATTTAATTGTTGCTATTTCTTGGAGAGCTTTGAAACTATCACTGTTAACGTCAATATCGTAGTCTCCAGTAGCCTGATTATATTTACCATAAGTTTTTCTAAAGTCACGGTTAACATTAAGAATATCTGTGTCATCCAGCTTAGACATTGTTTTTAAATTAAACCAAGTGCTAGGCTCATTTCCTGCACCCCATATCTTCCCTCCCGGACTTCCTGCAACATCATCTAAACCACCTTCAGGGTTAGTCCATCTGGCAGTTCTTGTTCCTTGTGTAAGGTATGGAATAGTGTAGTTATTTCGGTAGCCCTCTCTCATGGCTTTAATTTCAGCCCTTATTTGCGTTTGTGCTGTTTCTGCTATAGGAGTACCAGTGGAGTCCACAACTTTATCAAACAAGCTGTCTGCTTCTTTTGCATAATTACCATATGTTTTAGCAGATTCAGTGTCATTCCTTCTAAACGCTTTGTAAGCTTTACCACTTAAGGCTGAGTATATGTTTTGAGTGTCAGCCATATCCAAAGCTATACCCACATTTATATCCCCCTCAACATTTTGTATGTAAGATATTATATCTAAATCAGTAATAGGGGCATTTTTTAATTCTTTAGGTAACTCACTTCTTATTTTTTGGACATAACTATCCCTAAAATCAAAATTATTAGCACTTCCAGCTTGCATTTGGTCTAGAGTTTTACCAGCACCCTTATTTAAAACTTTAAATATTTTTAATTCATCGCCTGATTGCATAAGTTGGCTAACTAAACCTTTGCTTGCTCTATCCCCCCCATCTAATCTTATATCATTTAATATTTTAAAACCTAGTTCTGAAGCATCAGTCCCATAAACATTGCCATACTTTGCATCAAATTCTTGAAAAGGTAATCTTGCTCTAGCCTTTGCAATTTTTCTGTTAATCATAGCTATTCTAGCTAAAGAAGCGTTCTCATCACTGTATTTACCTAGCTCAACAACAGCTTCTGCACCTTTTGCATTTATTGTTTTTACAGAAGGTATATTCCCAGCAACTTGTCTCATTCTTTTTTTGTGGTTACTTATGTTAGCTAAAAGTTCTTTGTTTATTGCTTGTTCAGCTAAAAGTAAACTTTCTCTGGCTTTTTCTATATCTACTCTATTAGCGTCTAAATTAAATAGGGTGATATCATCCACTAACGATTCTGCCATTTCCACAACATCACCGTACTGAGCCTTTATAGCTTTTTGAACGTCTGGGTCAGCACTACCATGAAGCATAGTTTGTAACATCATAGTTTTTGATTTTATAAAACTGTCTTGTATTGCCCTCATGCCATCTTCTTTTACTTTAGCATCAGATAGAGCTTCAGACATCCTGCCTACAAATTCTATAATTACAGGGTTGTTCTTATCAACACCCTCTGTTCCCAAAAGTTTTTTTATAGTACCTTCTAGGCTGGTCATAAGACCTATTCTTTTGTTTTGTAATTGGGTAAGAGTAGCTGTTGTTTCTTTGTCAAAGACTTTGCCTTGTGACATAGAGTAAGTAAAAGAATCTTCTAAGGCATCATAAAAAGCCATACCTGACATGTCACCAAAACTAGCTTCTAAAAGTTCATCACTAATACCAATGCCTGTTAATTTTGTTCTCATATCTTTATAGTACATAACGTTTGCAACTATTTGATCCCTAACTTCTGGAGTCAGGGAGTTCATTCTTTCAGATAATTCTATTGCTAACTTTCTTTGCCTACGACCAAGCCCTTCTAGTTTTGGGTTTCTTAGTAAACCTAGAAGTTCTTGACTTGATATGTTCTCATCAAACAAGTTTGATTTTCTCATCA